TTAATTGTAATAGTTTGTCCTACTTTAACACCACGTTCTCTTAATGCTTTGCTGTTATCTAACATTTCTTGAGTTATAGTAGTAGTCTTGCCGTTGTCACTAGAAGCAGGAGCAACAGGAGCACTGTTTACAAAATCATTTAAGTTTGCAGGTCTACTAAAAGTAGCATCACGGCCTATTGGGTTATCTATTAACTTACCCATGTCTTCAACAGCACCACGCATTTCATCTTGAACTGTTGTTCTGTTTGCTTTTGATCGAGCTTCAGCAAGATCCATTGCAGTAGATTGAAAAGTAAGTTTATTAAGTCCTTTTAGTTCTTCAAAGTCGCCGTAAAAACCAAAATCAGCAGGGCCTAAAACATCATCTGACTCTTCTTTAAGTGCTTTCAGTACGTTTTTTAAGGATGTTTCAGTTCTACTATTTCTTTGTATAGGCTTATCACCTTTGGCTTGTTTAGGTCTTAAAGGATTATTACTACCACCTTCAATCCACTGTTTACCGTCCCATGAAGATAGTTTACCGTCAATAATAGCTGTAGGAACAGTAAAGCCGTCCTTATTAATAAAACCATCTAAATCAAAGTTAGTGCTGGTTTGCCCTCTTGTAAGGAACTTACCTACACCATTAAGCGTAAGTAAGTCATTCTCAAGCATCTTTTTAGCTAGTTCTTTCTTCTCATCAGAAACATCCAAGGTATCTATTAATACAGTAGCTTTATCTACGTTACCTTTTTTTAATCGTTCGGTTTCTTCTTTTCTTACATAAATCTTAAAAAGTTCATCATTTAATGCTTTAGGATCTTTTTCAAATAACCTCTTAAACCTTGAACTATCTGCATAACCTAAACTATTTACTAGATCTTTCTGACCTTCTAAGTCATCAGCAGCTACAGTCGCCGCTCTTTTTAGAGTAACTAAGTAATTAGAGCCTTGTGACGGACTGTAAGTGCCGTCTAAAACATAATTAGATGCTCCTATATCACCAAGATCAGCTAGTGCGTCAGCAATACTATGAACTCTTTGTTCTCCTTTAACTATATTAGCTAGTCTTTCTTGTTCAATCTTATCTCTTTGAGCATCACCAGCCATTTGTCTTTGCATCTGAATAATTTGATTACTAATTTGAGCACGCGCATTAGGGTCTGTTTCAAACTGTAAGCGTGCTTTAGCTGCTGCTATAGCACCTTGCGGAGTAGTAGTATCTATGCCTTGTTGAGCAGCCAGTATCTTTTCTTCAGGAGATCTCATGTCCACACCAAGCAAACCACCAGCACCTCTAGTCAACAAGTCAGTAATATTACTACCACCTATTAACGGCTGGCCTGTTGGCCCTACTTTGTTTACTGGATTATCTGTAAATAATCCTTTAAGACCACTACTAAAACCACTATTAAACGCCATCTCTATCTCCCTAAGAAAAAGTCAAATAGGCTATTGCCTGTACTGTCGCCTGCTGCCTCTACCTGACCTCTTGATTGTAGTAGTGTATTGTATAGTCCTGCTAAACCTTCTGCTCTACCTCTTTGAGCAGCTAAATTTTCTCCAAGTCCTGTCATACCAGCTTCAGCTAAGTAACCAGCACCTTGTCGTTGACCTGTGCCTGCAATGTCAGCCAAGCTAAGCGCAGGTGTTAATGAAGCAAGTAATTCACGCTCAGGCTGATACCCTAGACCCATAGAAGCACCTATGTTACCTAGCTCTGCTTCTTGTAGACCACTGGGTAGGAAGGAAGCTGATGACCCTAGACCAAACATACCAGTAGCAGCAGCTAAATCTGCCTCTCTCTGTGCTTGAGCTTGACCAATGGATGCTAGAGAAGCCTGATTCATAGCTTCAGCCCTAGCTTTCTCCATAGCAAACTGTTCAGGGGAGCCACCAAACATAGCTGTACGCAAGCCTGTACGTCCCTCTGAGGCCAGTTGTTCATTAAGAGCTAACTGTTGACGCTGTTCTTCAGGTAGCTGTGTAGCTCTAATGCGGTTGTAGATGTCTTGCTCTCTACCGGCAGTGCTACCTTGAGCTTGCTGTAGAAGCCCCTGTACGCCTCCTAAGGCTTGACCTTGGATACCTGAGACATCAGGAGCACCACCATAGCCACCTGTTAAACCGCCTGTAATACCAGCTAATTGAGACTGTAGAGCCTGTTGCTGTGGAGATAAGGTAGTAGTGAATCCTCCTTGTGGCCCAGCGGCTACACCACCAAAGCCTGTACTAATACTAAATGGCTTAAATGCTGTATCTGCTTGTGCTCTTTCACCTATAGCTAAACCTTCAGCTTGAGCAGTTTTACCTATACCTCTAAGCTCATTAAGTGCATCTACGCCTAAACCAGTTTGTAAAAGACTACCTCCTGGCCCGCTTAAGAAATCACTTAACAAACCTCCTAAATTACCCGCGCTTACTGTTTCTGATTCTGCCATTGTTATATTCTCTCTATACTAATAATGTTGTTACTACTGAAGCTGCACCAGTTACTACTACAGTAATAACAAGCCAAGCAAGGCGATCCCACTTCTGTGCATGGGATGCAGCTAGTTCCTTTAGTTGTCTTAGCTCCGCTGAAGCTTCACCCCAGCGTTCACCACATTCTTTCTCATGTTGTGCTATGCGTTCTAAAGCCTCCATAGCTAACTCTAGCTGCGTACCTTGCTCTAGCTTCATTATTGTTTAGCCTTACCTATGTTTAATGCAATAATGTCAAGCCACTTGTATGCTTTAGATACTAAGTTGTCATCTGTCTGCGTTGGTGTCACTGCTGCTATAGCTGACGCTAGAGCCACAAGAGCAGTTGCAATGTTAAATGCGTCTAATATGTAGTTCATGACGCTGTATACCCATTCCCTGCTGTAATAGCTGCGTTAGTTGCGGTCATAGATTCGCTACCCCAATCTTCCAAAGCTACCATAAGCTCTAGGTGCTGAGTGTTACGGTCTACACAGTCTTGACGGTCTTCTGCTGACTCATCAGCCATAGACTCACCTGCAATAACTGCTGTAATTAATGCTACGCTGTCACCCATTGCTGAGTAGTCTTGTGCGATTTGATCTGCTTCTCTAGTCATTGTTTTATCCCTCTAGTGCCGCTATGCGGTCTGTTAGTGCTGTAATTAGTGCGCTTTGTTCTTGAATAGCTTTAACAAGGATTGGTACAAACTTGCTGTACTGTAAACCCATCTGCTTGCCATCACTTGTAAGGCTAGTAGTTAGATTAGTTTTATCAGCAATTTTATATCCTGCCGCAATTTCTAGGGCTTCAACGTCTTGAGCCTTGAAACCTATGTCCAACCAATCTTCTTTGTGGGTTCCGTCTGGAGTCTGTGCGGTTAAATCATAATCATCAGCAGTCTTATCACCATACTTAGAACGCTTGTCCCACTTATAGGTTACAGGCTTTAGGTCTTTAACAAAGTCTAAGCCAAGGTCTAGGGCTGTGAAGTCTGTTTTATCTCTTGCATCTGAAGCTACAGTCCAATCGACTTGGATGTAAGCATCACCAATGTTTTCGTCACCTAAACAAATAGAACTGCTTCCAATGGTTTGTAGACCACCAGGACTTCCTGATCGACCTGCATCATTCCCTAAAAGAAGGTTATTTGAACCTGTGGTGACGTTTAGACCTGCGGCACGACCAACGGCGGTGTTATTATCACCTGTGGTGACTGAGGTTCCAGCCTGAGATCCCAATGCTGTGTTTTGATCACCTGTGGTGGTAGCGTATAAAGTGTTTAAGCCAAGAGCAGTATTTTCAGCACCTGTGGTGTTTGCTACTAAAGCACTTTTACCCACTGCGGTGTTGTTAGAGGCTGTAGTGTTTGCGTACAAAGCACTTTCGCCCACGGCTGTGTTGTTACTTCCTGTGGTATTAAGACCTAAAGAATCACGCCCAAAACCAGAGTTGTACGATCCTGTGGTGTTAGTAGTCAGCGTAGTTCCACCCATAGCAGCATTAGCTGTACCTGTGGTGTTTGCGGCTAAAGAACTCTTACCAACCGCTGTGTTGTTGGCCCCTGTAGTATTCGAGCCTAAAGAGGACTTACCCACTGCGGTATTATAACTGGCTGTGGTTGCGTTTGATAAAGCACTATAACCAACGGCAACATTCTCTGCGCCTGTAGTAATTGCATCACCAGCTTCAGCACCCACCGCCGTGTTTTCTGCGCCTGTGGTGTTTGCTAATAAAGCATCTGTACCAACCGCTGTGTTGTTAGATGCTGTGCTGTTAGCACTTAAAGCTCTATAGCCTAATGCTACATTTGAAGCACCTGTTGTATTAGCATCAAGAGAATTTGTACCAACTGATGTGTTATTTGCACCTGTTGTATTCACACCTAAAGCATTAGCACCAATTCCGATATTATTAGCTGCGGTAGTATTCGCATCAAGCGCACCACTTCCAACTGCAACAAGATTATTTCCAGTGGTGTTTGCACCTAATGCAGCATACCCAACTGCGGTGTTGTCATCTGCTGTAGTAGTAGCATCGCCTGCAAGACCACCCACAAAAGTGTTCTGTTTGCCCGTGGTGACTGCTTGACCTGCGTCTGTACCTACCGCTGTGTTAAAAGCATCTGTAGCTGAGGTGAAGTTTTGAGCATATAAAGCGTTAATTCCTACTGCTACACTTTTACTTCCTTGTGTATCTGAACTTAAAGCCGCATAACCTAACGCAACATTTCTAGTGCCTACAGTTAAAGCATCACCAGTTTGATAGCCTAAAGCCGTATTAAAATCACCCGTAGTAATCGCAGTACCCGCTTCATCGCCCACAACCACGTTGTAGTTGCCGCCAGAGGCTATGGAGTTACCTGCGTTGACACCTATACGGGTGTTAGAGGTTCCTGCTGATGATGTGAAAGGGACTACTCCAAACTCAATAGTTTCACCCGCTGCATCAATTTTTAAAGCATTTATATTGCCATTAGACTCAATACGAAAGTCTAGGTCTGCACTAGATTCATTAAATACAGTTTCAGTAGGGCTTATAAACAAGCGTGAATTAGAAGAACCAGCAGTTAACGTAGATAGTTCTAAAGCAAAGTCTTCAGAGCCATTAGATACATCTGTTATTTGTGAAGTTATCTGACCGTAGAATGTTTTCTCATCGGCATCGTTTTTACCTGAGAAGTACACTTGACCAGTTAAGTCATTGTCCGCTGCTGATACAGAGTTTCTAAATAGATCTAGTATTGGCCCTGCGCTAGCATCAGCGTCCGTAGAGATCAGTGCTAATTGAGTAGTGTTATCGGATGTAGTGATAGTAGCATTGCCAGTTAAAGCCGCGTCTGCGCCACTAATCTTACTGTCTAACTGAGTCTGTATAGCTGAAGTTACACCGTCTGTGTAATTAAGTTCTGCTGTAGTTGCTGTAACGCCATCTAAAAGATTTAACTCAGTTGCGGTAGAGGTTACACCGTCAAGAATGTTTAGTTCAGCAGTAGTGCTAGTGACACCATCCAAGATGTTTAACTCAGCAGCAGTACTGGTGACTCCATCAAGAATGTTTAATTCCGCTGTAGTTGACGTAACACCGTCTAGGATATTTAGTTCCGTAGCAGAGGAGGTAACTCCATCTAAAATGTTCAGTTCTGCTGTAGTAGAAGTAACGCCATCTAATATGTTTAACTCTGCCGCTGTACTTGTGACACCATCCAGAATGTTCAGTTCTGCTGTAGTGCTAGTAATACCATCAAGTACATTTAACTCTGCTGTAGTAACTGTAGCACCGTCCAGTATCTCTAGTTCTGCTTCACTAATTGTAGCGGAACCTATAGTAAATGATGTAAGGATAGTAGGAGTAGTAAGCGTCTTGTTCGTAAGTGTCTGTGTACCTGTAAGAGTAGCTACAGTGCTGTCAATGGCTAGAGTAACACCAGTACCAGAGGCAGTAGAGGTAACACCAGTGCCACCCAAGATACCTAGAGACTCAGAGTCCAAGTCAATGTCAATACTAGCAGAACCATCAGTAACATCTAAGTCCTGTGCTGTTGTAGTTGAGTCTACATAGGCTTTAACGGACTGTTGTGTAGGCACAAGCACAGCACTGTTAGAGGACATATTGTCTTCATCTACCCAGCCTGTGATAGTAATAGTGCCGTCATTCAAGGAACCAAAAGTAGTAGTGCCTGTTAATGTTACATCGTTAATGTCTGCTTTAGTTGCTGATGCAGTTGCAATGTTATTAAACTCTGCATCTATCTCAGTACCTTTTACAATCTTTCCAGCATTGCCTGAAGGTAACGAATCTTTAGCTGCAAAGTTAGTTGTTTTTGTATAATTACTCATTAAATTAGTCTACCTATAATAGCTTCTGTATTTAGTTCTTGTATGGACAATGCTCTGCCGTCTATTGTAGCGTCTATACCAATAGTAGCTACCTTACCTGATCCTCTAGCTTTTAACTTTGCAACGTCAATAACAATAGTTGCACTGTACTCTGAAGCTGCTACGTTATACTCTGCTACTCCATACTCAGCTATCAAACTTGTGGCTACAGTAAACGCTTGCTTACTATAGCCTTCTGTATAGTCATAGGCCCAGTTAGCTACTAGCTGACTTCCTGACCCACCTATAAGAGTTAAGTTAATTTCTTTTAGCATCTTTACTCTGGAAGGATCACCAAAAGCTAGAGGCTGTGTGTAGTACTTCATTATGTAAGTGCTAGTGTTGTCTAAATATCCAAAGTATCTAGATACACCGGATACACCACCAAAGTATAGCTCTCCTCCAACGTCATCTCTAGCAGCCGTTAAGATACCAGTAGTAGGCCATGTTGTAACTCTGTTACTTCCGTCCTCTAGCTTACTTCTTACATCAAAGCAGTAAACAATCTTAGCGGTTACAGGGAAGATTAAAAGATAAAAAGCATTCTCTACGCTGTATACAGATTTAATGTTACCTGTTTCAAGAGTAGTGTTATAAACAAGTTCATCTCTAATGCTCCTAGAGACATCTCCAATAGGGTTAGATTTCTCTTGTATAACTCTACCTAAACTACGGACACCAGAGCTAGATAAGAAAAACAAGTCTGAGCCTGTAGACTGTACGCTGTCTCTAGCTACACAGCCTATGTTTGTAATAGTGTCCTGTAGCGTCATATTAGAAGGTGAGGAAGCACCGGAGTACAGTAGTATGCTACGCTTACCAAAGATAACCAATAGGTCATTAAACTCTGCTAGTGCAGTAATCTCATCATGTCCTGTAGGCCATACAGATGTAACGTCTAAGCTACCTGTGCTGCCCCCTGTCCACGCATGACCATTAAGACTATCAGACCAATAGACAGTATGTTTATTGTTTACAACGTCAGCAGCCCAAATCCTACCAAAAGCCGCTAGAGCTTCATTAGCCTCTGGTGGTGTACCTGTAGCATGACTGTGGTCACTCATAGCTGCTAGTACACCGGAGCCAGACTCATCTGTATATATCAGAGGCTCATGCGCTGACTGCCAAAAGTACGCATGGTTAGCAAAGTTTATAATCTTCCAATTGTTAGCTGATACTGTATAGCCACTTGGAGTTATGTCTGTAAGGCTAGAGGTGCCTGTAAATATCTTATTGTTACCAGTAGAGAACACTACAGTTGTGCCACTGTAATCTACATACTGGAATAGGTTCTCTACGCCAACACTAGACCCTAAAGGAGTAGCACTGCTAGTTAAAAGATTGATACCTTTTCTAGCACCTATGCGCCCAAAGCTGTCAATGACTGCATTCTCTGCTATAGAAGCATAAGAAGCATCCTGACCTACAGGAGCATCTTGAGTATTGATACCTCTAAATCCTGGAGCACCAATGTATATGTTTTCTCTTTGCTGTGCCATTATTGTACCGTGTAGATAAATTCTTCAGGGTTCTTATATGCGTCCTGTGCAATCGCATCACTAAGATGTTTGTCAGCAATAATAAAATAATCTTGTGTAGTAGTACCACCAGTCTCACCACGTTCTCTAGCAAGTAAAGCTACAGCGTGATGTATAATAGCCATAGCTGGTAGTACAGTAGAGTCTGCATCAGCAGTTAAATCAGGTTCTCTAGAGCACACATCAAAGCGTAGTGAGAACACACCGGATGGCTTAGGGTATACTCTTACTTTAGTATCGTCATTAGAATCTACACCACTAAACGTGTAGGAGTCTGGAGTGCCTGTGACTTCCCCTGAGATGTAGTAAGCATTGTTAAACCAGTTAGGAGACTCATAGTGCATAAAGAAGTTAGAGGTGTCGTTAATGGCACTGTATAGTTTAACACGTTCTCCTGCTCCTGTCAAGCTATATTCTGTAGTATCTGCTACTGTAGGTACAACTATAGTTTTGCGTAGGGTAGACCAAGCATGTGAGTCCTGTACTAAACTCTTAGCGTCATTGATGTAGTCCCCTACCATTTTAGAGTAAGCTGTTTCAGTAACATCAGCTACTTCTTCTTCTCTAAGCCTTCTCAGTACACCGTTCATTAAATTTAGATACGTTGTAGCCATTAAATTATTCCTCTAAATAAACCTTGTGGTGCTTGATAACCCTGTAGAGGTAATGCACGCTCTAGTAACTCTGGTGCTTGGTATTTATTCATGTAGTCACCAAACACTAAGTCAGTTACTCCCCCGCCTCCAAACATACCACTGCCTGACCCGCTTCCAGACCCAGAACCGCTCCCAGAGCCGCTACCGCTACCAGAGCCACTACCTGAACCACTACCGCTACCAGATCCAGTGCCTGTGCCTGTACCTCCTCCAACAGCGTCTCCTTGTCCTGCATTACCTGCCCCACCACCTGAAGCAGTACCGCCACTAGCGGTTCCACCGGCACCTCCTGCACCCCCAGCAGCACCTGAACCATCTGTAGTGCCTGAAGTGCCACCAGTAGTAGCTAAAGATCCTGTACCTCCTCCCCCTGTACCACCGCCTGTAGTCCCTGTAGAGCCTGTAGACCCAGCGCCTCCTCCTGTAGTACCTGTTCCTGTACCTGTAGTTCCGGTAGTTCCAGAGGTTCCAGAGGTGCCTGTAGTGCCTGTAGTGCCTGTGGTTCCTGTACCTGTAGTACCTGAATCCCCTTGGTTTCCTGTTGAAGATAGCATACCACCACCTGTAACACCGCTGTTGTTTATTACATTAGGGTTATCAATACCAAATAACAAAGATATGTCAGTTTGGTCTTCGTTGGAAGTAGCAGATTCATCAGGTGCTGAAGAATCACTAGTATTAGGGCTTTCCCCTGAAATACCAGCTTCTGTAGACGGAGGTGCTACAACAGGGTCTACTGTTGGATCTACACTAGGGGCATCTACTGTAGTGTCATCAGTTATATCGTCAAACTCAGGAGCCTCTAAATTAGTTTCTGGAGTATCTGCGGCTCCACCACCTCCTCCAGCGTCAATACCACTTACTTCTGTTAATCTGTCAAAAACTTCTTGAGGAAGTTCTCTTTCTACCTCTGCATCAACTATTTCTACCTGTCCATAAGTACCATCAGGAAACTTTTGAACTTTTAATGCTGTGCCTTCAATTGCTCTTTCAAATAAGTTCTCCATTGAAGACCACTTATTGCCTTCCTCATCTGTAAACTCTCTTTTAATTCTATCTGTGTACTTACGGTCAGTGTCAGGAAAAATTAAATTCCCTTGAAGATCTCGCCATTCTTGGTCTGCTTGCGTCCTAAGAAAAGTCGTGTCAAAGGGTGCTTCGCCTTTTTTAGCGGCCTGCCAATCTCTATACCTTTCAGATAAGGCTTCTCTTGTTCCAAAAACTGCTTCATGTTCATCTATAAGACCTTGATGTAAAAGTTCAGTACTTAAAGTTTTGTTTGAAACAGAAGCTCTATCATACTTTTCCTGACCTATCTTATTTTTAAGAGTATCAAGGGAATCGTATACTTTCTGTAGTCTAGCTTCCTCAGCAAGCCTAGCTTCTTCAGCAAGCCTAGCTTCTTCAGCAAGTCTAGCTTCTTCTGCTAATCTTTTAGCTTCAATGTCAGCTAATCTTTTAGCTTCAGCAGCAGCAGCTAATCTTTTAGCTTCAGCTTCCTTAGCTACTCTTTCAGCCTCAGCTTTTGCAGCATCGGCTCTTTCTTGAGCTAAGTCAGCAGCAATTTTATCAGCAGCGGCTTTATCAGCTTTAGCTTTAGCATCAGCAGCCTTTTTAGCTTTAGCATCAGCAGCATCTTTAGCAGCCTTATCTGCTTTGTCTTTAGCAGCTTTAGCATCTGCTGCATCTTTAGCAGCTTTAGCATCTGCTGCATCTTTAGCAGCTTTAGCATCTGCTGCATCTTTAGCAGCTTTAGCATCTGCTGCATCTTTAGCAGCTTTAGCATCTGCTGCATCTTTAGCAGCTTTAGCAT